CTGTGAACAACTATTTCTAAACCTTTAACTGGCTCAACAAAAGTATCAATAATTCCGATATTGTTGTCAATTACTTCATCAGTGTTATTTGTTTGGTCCATAATATTCTTGAAATCAAATACACCACCATCTTGTTGAACTGATTCCATAAAGGAGTCAGCTAGAGTTTTAATCTCTAGTCTAGTTTGTGCATTGTTAAATTCAAACACATAATCTTTAAGAATATCCGCCATACCTTCTTGAATGTAAATTAATACCTCTCTAACGTGAGCTGAAGATAAAGCTGATTTAATTGATTGTTGTGCTGTTTTGTTTCCAAGAATAGTTAAACCTACACCTCTTTGGAAGACGATAGGGTTAATTCCAAATGGCTCGAGAATATCTCTATCCGATTTGTCGAATGCATATTCTGCTCCAACAACATTTGTTCCAGTTACAACACCTCTTCTTGGCCCTGCAACAATTGACCATGGTAATGCATCAGTATACTTGTCAATATAGTTGTTAGACACATAAGCTGCTGGAGGAACAATGATGTCTTTTCCACTTTCTCTTACTATTAAACCAGGTCCAAAGAAGAATCCATAGTTTGCACCATCTGTTAATCCAGGTAGTGAGTAAAGAGCTGTTGGATTTTGGTCTAAGTTACCACCATCTTTAATAAATCTTGTCTTAAATGTTCCGCTAGCATCTTTAAAAGATGGGTCAGAAGAAGCTTTAAAGTCTCCTACTGTAGGTGCATTCAAGATAGCAGCTGCATTTTGTCTAGTCTGTGCTAAGTCTGAAAGTTGGAATTTATTTAAAATATTTCCTGAATCAAACGATCCGAATGTATCAACAATGTATCTAAAGTCGATTGCATCTTTATCAGTAAGAGCCTCTGCTAAAGCAGTTCCGTAAACAGCTGATAAACAGTCTGTTATTGACTTAGCTCCAATCTGTGCTTTTCCTAATACAAATGGTTTGTAAACTGAAGATGCATCTTCGAATGATTTGAAGTAGTATTCACCCCATACAGTCGGTACAAGATCGTCAGTGCTTACTGAGAATACTGTGTTAGTAACTCCAACATCCTTAGAAACCTTTGTGACTTTAGCTAGTCTATTTCCAGCAGAATTAGGAACATAATGTCCTTTAGCAAGAGGGAAACTAAATCCTTGGCCTTGAGCAACTAAGTTAGTGTAAGTAACAGTAAACTGTGTACCATTTGCTAAATAAGTTCCATTTGAGAATGAAAGGTCTCTAGCTCTAGAGTTTTCAATAGCGTATACTATGATTGTTTTATTTTCAACTGTTGTAAATTCAAGTAAAGTAGAAATTGCTCCATCAGCAGTAATTACTGTGTTTCCTTGATTTACTGCAACGTTTGTAATTTCAACATACTCATTAGCTGAATTAGCTTGAATAAATCCACCAACGGCAAATTCACCACCAGCATTGTCATAGTTTGAAATTGTTAAAGTATATGGGTCGTTATTATCTACAACACCTGATGTTAAATCTCCAATAACTAGTTCCGCAAACGTACCTTGAGATTGATTTCCATTAATCAGTACATGTGTTAGTGCGAATGTTCTAGTAAGGTTGTTATATGCAAAGACAACTTGACCGTTTGCTGTAATTTCACCGGTAGTTTCATCAAATGTACCAGTTACCGTAGCTGTTGCATTGTAAGTAACTCCATTGTCTATAAAGTTTCCAGTGAATACGTCTGTTCTGTTTTCAGTTCCGTCTCCGTTTGTTGTTCCACTAGTTGAAGATTCTACTAATGTATTTGTAGACCAGTTACCGCCGTTAGTTGTAAAAGCGAAATCTATAGCTCCATTAATTTGACCAGGATTATTATTGATATAAATACCATCGTCATAAGTAATAGTTTCAGTAAACGATTTAGATGCAGTTTGTGTAATTGCTTGACCAACGATGTAAGAAAGAAGTTCATAGTCTTGGTCAACATCGTAAGTGTGACCTACTAAATCAACATCAGTTCCTGTTTCATCCATTATTTTATCTTCATCAATTGCACAGAATAATCCAGTTCTTCTAGATTCTGCGTTAATTGCATTTTCAATATAAAGGTCTCTTCCTTCTAAATCTTTAAATCCAGGAATCAATGAACCACTATAACTAGCGATCATTTCAACTTGTCTTAGGTTAGCGAACTCATCTAATTTAGTTTTATCTAAACCTTCTGAAGTAAAGTATGCACCATAAACTGGGTCAGTATCTAATAGACTTGGGCTAAATTCTCCTTTAAATACGAAGACATCAACCATAAAGTCAGATATGTAATCTTTTTCGTTTAAAAATGCAGGAACATTTCCTTCTCCATACCATTCTCTAGCTTTAATTTCAAATCCGCTAGTTTCTTGTGCTTTTCTAACAAAAACTGTAATAGATTCTTGTTTAATGTTTACAAAGTTAATTAGTCTGTTTGAATCAGAAGAAAGTTGATTTAATACTGCTTCATCAGATGGGATAGCAAATTTATCAGCTTTTAGGAACTGAGAATATTGGTCAGTACCTGCTGAAGAAGATAAACCATGTTGAGCACCGTTTGTAACTGGTCTTTGATAAGAAGCTACATCAGTGCTTTCGAAATTAACTAAGTTTAAAGCTAAGATAGGACCTCTAGATAGAGCTGTCTGAGCTGAACGGTGGAAAAACATTCCTTTTTTCTCTAAGTTTCTGTCAATGTTGCCAAAAACTTGAATAAATTGTTCTACATTTTCAATGAGAACGGGTGTATTGTAAGGTCCCTTTCTAGAGTGACCTACAACTAATCTAAGAGTTTCTACATTAATGTTTGCAGTCTGTGATTTGTCGAATTCAAGTCTGTAAACCCCAGAACTCTTAAACTGTAATAATTGAGGACTTAGTGCCATAGTGTTTTGATTTTATTTTTCTTTTTACTATATATCTAGAACTTAGTTGGAATTATCATCGCAACAAATCATAAATGTCATATTGTAAATCTCCAGATGTATCTTGGTCCTTGTAGAGTACTTCTTCCATCAACTTAAATTTATCTGGGTCAATAAAGTCTAGTAGTTCTTCTATATAATCTGCATAATCGGTGGTTCCAAAGAATTCTGTTGCTGTAATAGCTGTCATGATAATATCATCATTGCCCATTTGAGCTCCATAGCTTCCATTTCTGACAACTCCAAATAAACTTGCTTCATGAACAGTATCTATGTCATTTATGAAAACTCTATTCGTCTCTATGAGCTTTTTAAAATTTTGACAAAAAACTGACTTGTTATCTGCTTTTAATTTAATTCCTGGTTTTAATGTTCTTGAATCGTGTCTGTGTTTAAACCTAAGAACCATCTCATCGTCAAAGTCATTTCTTCCCGGAAACACCGTTTGTAGGTATTTTAATAGTATACTTCCATAAGTATTAAACTCAATCACCATTTTTACGTTTTCAGAATTAAATATGTCTACTGATAAGGTATATAGGATTTTTGCGAAGTCTTCTATTGTATTTTCATTAGACCTGAATAAGGCTATTTGATTTATTTTAAAGAAATCGTACATTGCTCCTGGATTTATGAACTCTTTTATATGCTTATCCTCCATGGGTTCAACTTCAAAAACATTGATTACAGAATAATCTCCTCCATTTCCTTCTGCAATATCTACTGACATTAGGAAAAATCTATTACTTTCATTTGACTCTTCTGGATCGAAATCCGGATGAAAAGACAGGGTATCTTTCGTATCAATATGTATGTTTTCAAATTCTTCTAAATCGTGCCAAACAAATTTCTGAGCATCCTTTCTTATCTTTTTCATTGTAATAGGACTTAGTAATAGTGAGGAAGAAGAAACAAACTCATTACCATATTGTCTATTAAATGCTTCTTCTGAACCTAAGTTTCCAAGTTCTCTTTCATACCACGCTTCATCTCTATCAGGATGTTGCCACCAATCAATTCTAGTTGCGGTATATTCATTATCTCCTTTATTGGCAGCTGCGTATATTTCATAGAACTTATTAAAACCATTTGGAGTTGAAGTGATGTTAATTCGCGATACTTTAGAAGCTGAGAGTGTTGGATATACGTTTTCATAAAAAGAATCTACTATTGTGTGATGAACGTGGGCAAACTCATCTAAGTATAAGTTATGTATTGTGAACCCGATACCTGCCTTTGCCGTCGTTGCTTGCCCAACTAACCTACACCCATTATCACACCTTACGTTCATTACGTCATACTTAATGATACCCGGTTTCATAAAGAAGGGAAGGTTTTCGATAACTACCTTTGCCTTATCAATAATTTCTTTTGTTGATTCTGACTTGTTAGCTAATAGTAATGTATTTTTGTCAAAGTTAAATGTTAAATACCATGCATTAAATATCGAAGCTGTTACAGTTTTACCCATCTGGCGAGATGCTAATACTATATTGAACCTATCATTTTGAAAGCTATAGAGAAGTTCTTTTTGATAGTCTCTTAGTTTTACTTGTTGAACGCCTTCGTCAGTCATAACAACTGCATACTTTTCTGCAAAGTAAACTATATCATTTGCACACCTTGAAAGCTCAACTAACTCTTCTTCAGTATATTCGAATACTATGTTACCTCTGCGTAGAAATTGTTTACCTTCGTAAAAAGGCATAGAAACCTGGGGTCTATAACCCTTATCAAGCGCAACTAACAGATCGTCTACTTGTTTAGTGGACCAAACAAGCTTTTTAATATCTGCATCTGCACCTCCCTTTGGAATCCAAGCATTATCTCCTACGTAATCGCTCATCTTATTCTTTTGTTTCTTCTACGTCTTCTATATCTTCTTCGTTAGTGTCGGTTATTCCTCGCTGAATTGCTCTCATCAAGTCTTTAGTACCTCTTTGTACAGTTCCATCTTCAGTAGAAGCTCCTGTTTCGGCAATTTCCCTGTCAGTTTCTCTTTTCTTGTAAATCTCAATATCTTTCGCTATTCTTTTAGTACTTTCTTCAGTGGCCATCAAATACATGGTCTGGGATTTAATAATATCTAGCATTGATTTTTGAAGAGTTGCAAGAACTTCAAACATTCTAGGTGCCAATTCACCATCTTCAATAGTTTCTAAAAGAGTAGTTAATGCTCTTTCACCTGCTTGTAATTGATAAACTAAAGATGCCATTGTCATCTCGTCCATTTTCTTCTTCGCAGCAATATACTCATCCTTCTCTATAATCTCTTCATCTAAATAAAATTTCATTAGAGCGGATATAGTTTTCTTGGCTGTTTTGGTAGATTTAATCTTTAGCTCTGGAAATGAAGGGAGTGGAACGTAATCTTCGTTTTTAACGGGCAGAACTGGATCGGTTTCAACAACTTTTTCAATAGGTTCTGTGTCAAATCCAATTAATTCATCTAACTCCTTTCGTATTTCGTCAACCTGTGCCTTTACTGTAGGCTTTTTATCTTTATCAGACATGTTACATTAATTTATATAGTATTTATCTCGCATTCTTGAACTTCTGGTAACCGATGCTGGGTATGGCGTTGTCAATTAAAATACCTAATTGATTATCTCTTACCACATATTGGTTTAACACGTTAGAGTGTTGTTCAAGTTCTATAGGAGTTGTAAATACTCTAATGTTGGTCATATAGGTTTTATTACCTCTAAGATGAAAATTAGAACTGGATTCTTCTCCACCCCATACCATTGGAGTCTGTATATCTTCTACTTTATCAAACTCGAGTATTAAATTGTTGTCATCTGATTGAGGTGACGGAACTCTTCGAGTATTTATTGAAGGGTCTAAACTGTAAATGTAAACTCCTAATTGTCTAAACTCATTATTAAAGTTTACAATTACTCCATACCATTTTGTTGGTTCTAAATTTATTCCATGTGTAAATGTTTTAACGTCACTTCCATGATAAACTTTAAGTTCATTATTACTAATATACATTCTCATTCCTGTTTCTCCCTGAGGAACTAGAGCCCTTTGATCGCCAAATAAGAAATATTCATTGGTGTCCGTAAATTTGAACTTCGGCTGAAACCATAGTGAAACAGCTAAATTAGAATTAGAATCTAAATCAGATTTTACATCATACTCTAAGGCTGTTGATAAGTCTGAAACGGATTCTAAATCATAGTAATTTTTACTAACAACTGTCCATCTGTTTTTTAAATCATAATCTCGAATATTCAAATCTGAATCAATATATTTTCTAATACCATCTCGATATGAAGTGGTAACTGTTTGAAACTGTCTTGGGTTTGTATCTTTTTCATATTCTTCTTTAATCTCTTCTCCGAAAACTTCTTCAATACCGGTCGTTAACGTGTCTGTTGCGGCATCAAATTCTCCTTTAATAACTGAAGACCTTTCTTGATATTTAACAAGCTTTATTCTCCAATAACTTGAACTGTGCATAAACTCGTCTGCGATATTTACCGAGCTTATTTCATACATCCTATTAATTAAAGGAATAAACATATAATCTTTTGACCTAGGTCTTTTACCTTCACCAAAAACTCTCTCAAATTCTTGTTGAACAATATGAATTTCAAATTCTTCGAAGTTCATTCCGAATATATCATACGTGATAGTCTCTTCTGGAAATGCGTTGTCAGGAACTAAAATCTTAACACTCTCTTGGTCAACTACATTATGTAGTGAGTATTCCATTAAGATAACATCTTTCGTTCTTGTATCAGGTTCAGTTCTAAAGTATGTTACATTATGTCCAAATATGTTACTAACTAAAAAGTTTAAATCTTTATATAGCTTTGTATGCTTTCCTAAATTGTAAGGTTGAAATAAATTAGAATCTGAACAATCATCTACTATTATATTTGCACACCCAGTATACGCATAAGGGTCTGTACAATCTGTACAAAATTGAGGACAAGAAGTTACACTTCCGCTTCCAGTCTCTAATATAAAGTTCATTGAGACTAGGGTTAACGTGTTTCCTGGTTGAATTGCAACAACCTCGGGTTTTATATCAATATAAAAATCGTTGTCTGGGTTTAATGAAAGAGATAATATATCTCCGAACATTTGGTCTTTGTTTAATTCTCTAAACTCTGAAAATGTTTTTCCGTCAACTGACCATCTATATTCAAAATCAAATCTGTTAGCATTATTTGAAGGTAGATAATATTCTATGTCATTAACTGTGAAATCAGGGGCAACTGTCAAATTCAATTCAATTGGTGACATGATTGTTGCTACTCTATAGGATTGGTTACCTATTAAAATGTCATCTCCTACATTTAAGATTTCAAAATTGGTTCTTTTTCCTAAAACTGTAGTAGACCCACTAACAGTACTTATAGTTCCTGTTAAGTTGAAAGGTTTAAGTCCTACAATTATTTCCCAATCTAAAACTCTGACAACGTCTTTGTATGGCTGTTGTAACGATGCTATAAAAAAGTCACCGTATTCATTAGCAGTATATCCTTTTACCATATTTGGTTTTCGCTTACTTTTTTCTATATATTCTTGAAAATAAGCTAGTAATCTGTGATTACGAGAAGTCTTGGATTATCACCCTCTATTTTAGGCTCTATCGAATCGGCTAAATAGTCTAAAAGTGCTATCTTCTTATTATTGTTATTTAACAAACCTACCCTTAGCTCTAACTTTCTTAAAAGCTCAACTGTCGTTATTCTACAGTATGGTTTGTTTTTTAAAATACCGGCTTTAACTAATTCTCTATTTAATTCTAATAAATCTTCAAACCTGTATGCGTTATACAATCTAATAGTTCCATGTAAAACCTTAAAATTAAATTTAATTAATGTTCCAGCTTGTTCTGTTTCTTCAATAATCCTAGAATAAGATTTATCCTTGTTTACTGTAACCTTAATGTATTTAAGATTGTAAAACTCATCGATTAAAGTTTGTAAGAAATGTATTGAAGTTGCATCTTTATGTAAAGACTCATATCCATTAGACCTTAGTCTTAAAATTTCAGAAGAATAGTTCTCTTTTAAAAGAGCCTTTATTTGGTTTGCGCTAACTAATATAGAGTTTTCATCTATTTCTTTATAGTCTACCTGATTTCTAAGTTCAGTGTAGAACTTATTATCAACGTAATTATATCTATATAAGGTTACGTCAACTACTGTTGGAATACTATTTAAATCAAATTCTATCATTTAATTAATAACTTGAATCGATAATTCTAATTTTTTTAAATTTTTATCTAGTTCTTTTGGAAATAGTTGTTGTAGCTCTTTAAATTCTCTAACTCCTATTTCATTCTTTTGCATATAAAATTTAACCACCTCGTCTTTTTCCGTATACTTAGATTTAGCCGATGCTATTTCTTTTTTGGTTCTTTTAGTCTTGGTGTAAATCCAACCAGGAACACCTCTGAACCTCGTGGCGACTGCAGCCCAGCTATCTATTACAGCAGCTGGATTTATTCCATTAAAATTAAATGCCTGTGCATTCGCAGGGAACTTAATTGAAAAGAACCTGTTTATCATAAAATGGTGTCTCTTCTTATTATGATTAGAAATAGTTTTATATTTAGAATGTTTTGTAAAAACTATCTTAATGAAATCGAAAAGTTTAGTTTCATCTAGCATATAATCGGATTTATATCTTGTACTCTATTTTTTAGAAAGGTTTCTATCTTGTGTAAGTTTATTATACACTTGTATATAAACATCTAAGCGAGACTGATATGGATTCTCTTTAAGGCGCTTACTAACCTCTTTCGTAAGAGGGTTCACAATACCCTTAGCATGAGCATTCCACAAAATCTCTTCAATGTGCTCTTCGTTAGAAAAGCTCATTTAACCTCTTTGTTTTTGGCATTTCTTCAGAAGAAGCTTTTAATCCGTCAAACGCATCAAATTGTTTTGGAGCTCCTGTAGATTTTTTAGAAGTCCAATTAGTTCCTTCTAGTATTTTTTCCATCTGAGATAAACCTGGTATATTAGGCATTACATGCTCATCTTGTTCAACGCTTTTGAAAATTTGCTTTTGAATAGGTTCTGGAATAGTATTATAGTGTAATAGCATAAGGTCTAGGTTTTGATTAAACCTTATTTTTATTTCATTTATAGTACTCTTAGCCGTTACTCTATAGATTATATCAACTAATTTGTTAACTCTTTCTTTATTAAAGAAGTGGTCGATTTTAAAATCACCTTCTTCTTTCTTATATTGTTCTAATATTTTAATAGCCTGCTTTTCTGTTATTGAAAAGTTTCTAATTTTACCAGATGCAGTTCTCTTTTCCCAACTGACAACTGATTTTATATTATCAGACTTGTCGCCTTGTAAAATTTTAGTAAAGATAAAGTCATCGCAATTAATTTCTTCAATAGAAACCTTGTTCTTAATTGTCCATTCCTGGAAGTCTTCTTTTAATTTATCGTATGTTGCTTCGTCAGAACCTATGTTGAATAAAAGTTCTTCGTTAGACATTTCGCTTGTTTTTCTAGCATTTAATACTTTTTCAAATCCTTCGAATGCAATTAAGTGTCTTTTTGAATTGTAATACCATAAAGAATATGCGTCAGTTGCTTTATTGTAATTAACAAGTTGGATTAAATCCCTGTCACCTGTCCATACAATACAGTTTTTACCTTCATTGTTTAATTGGGTCGACCATCCAAAAAGAACATCATCAGCTTCTGCACCTGATACTTGATGGATAATTACACCTTTCTTATGAAGTATCTGTTGAAAATCAGCATATACTCCAAATACATTTTCCCAGTTAATTGAATCGTCATGTGTTCTAGTGCCTTTGTACTGTGCATCTGGGAACAAGTCTTTTCGCCAAGACTTTGAATCAACTGCAACCACAATCTGATCGACGAACAGTGTCATCTTTCTGACTTCGGATGCAAAATCAATTGACAACTTTCTCATAAGTTGTGCTTTATCTTCTTCGGTTCCCAATAGTTGTTTACCTTTCTTTCTTGGTAACACAAACAGACGACTGTGTAAGAAGTAATTACCGTCTATTATCAGGGTGTGTTTTCCTAGTTTCATCATATATTATTTATCTTATTTAGCTAATATACTAAATTCCGGCGACCTGTGGAAATTTTTTAGCAACTTTTTTTATTGTCTTACTATTTCCTGTAATTTATATACACAACTTAGAAGTGTTATCACAGGATCGATAACTTGATTTCTTTGCGCTTGATGCTCTGCTACTGTAATTGCAATTTGTGGAATAAACCTTGTAGCTACTGATTTTTCAGATTGAACATACTCAATAAACTCTTCGCCTAGAGTCTGTAACACATCATCAACTCTGTTAGAATACTCGCTAACTATGAGTTTATAGTTTTTAACAGGGTCTGTTTCATTAAATATAAGTTCAAAGACATCTTTGTAAACGGAGTTAAATCTTTTTACATCGTCAATTGTTATATTCGAAGTTCCCTGTGTTTTATATCCTTGTAATTTGTTAAGGGTACTTCTTAAATCTGGAAAGTTACGTCTTACGAATTCAACAAGAGCAGGCTTTTCAATAGTCATTTCTTCTTGACCGCAAATTTGATAAACTCGCTTAATATATTTTTTAGTCAATTCAGATTCTTCTTCTTTGTCAAAATCAAAATTAATTACTTCAAATCTTGAAAGAATAGGGTCTGGCAGCTTATTAATATAGTTACATGTTGCAATAAACCTTGAGTTACTTGCAAACTGTTCCATCGTAGCACGAAGTGCTTTAAAGAATTGGTCAGATACACCATCAACCTCATCTAGTATAACAACTTTAAATTTACCTTGGTCGTCTAACACTGACATTGTTGAACAAAAATCAATAATTCTTGTTCTAATAACATCGACAGAGGTATCTGTGGATGCATTGATGTAAATGTAAGGTAATTCAAATTGATTTACTAAGGCCTTTGCACAGGATGTCTTTCCTGTACCAGGAGAACCTGCAAATAACATGTTCTGTGTTATGCCATCTTTAAACTTTGACATAACTCTATCAGGTAAGATTAGTTCACCTAGGTCTTTTGGTCTGTACTTTTCTGTAAATAACGCGTTTATCATTGTACTTTTTGTTTAGAATTTATACACTCGAACAGCAAAATGTTTCAAGAATAAATACTATATGGCTTATAGTAAGAAATATCCTAAGTTACAGAGAACTGGAGGCAGTTATCCTTCAAACCGTTTCGGCATAGTTTTGTCAAATCTTTCACGACAACAAAAAAGATTGTTGATTGAAAATCCTATCATGGCAGAAAGAGCTAAAAGCGATCAATTTGTCCATATCATCTTTGAAATGTGTCAATATAGATACACAACTAAGAAGGACCGAGTATATTACGACTGGTCTACTGGAAAGTTTATGGAAATGGATAAATTAAAAGAAAACTATAAAACCATAGATTGGGTCTGTGCACTCTCTGGTAAACCTATCAGGGCTAAGACTGATAACTTCTCCTTAGAAAACTTTGTACATCCAGAGTATCATGATGTTCTGTCGTCAGCCACAATGGTTGATAGTAGGATATTAAAGTCTTCAGTTGAGTTTCGTAAACATGTAAAAAAACTCTTATTGAATCAACAACAAGAGTTTTTAAAATTAGCTCGTAAAAATTCTAAGAAAAAATTAGATTAATTTAGAAAATCTATCCTTTATAGAAGATGATTCTTTAATTAGTTCTGACATTTCAAGTTTCTTTAACTCGGCTTCTAACATTAGACCAAGTTTAGTTCCTTCAATTTGCCAAGACTCTTTTGCTAAAATTTTATCCTTTAAGGCTTTAGCTTTTTTAATTTTTTCTTTGTCTCCAGATTCTTCAGCTCTTTTAATGATGTCGTCAATCCTTTTAGTTTGACCTTCTTTAGAATTATCTGTTTTATCAACTGGTTCTTCTTTAGGTTCTTCGGTCTTAGTCTCTTCATCATCAGATGTTGACTTAGTTATTATTTCGTCATCATTATCTAGTGCTCCACCTGATTTTGGACCTTCATCGTCTTCAGAACCACTTTTACCAGAATCTTTCTTTTCTTTCTCGTCTTCAACCGCTTTAGTGATTTCGTCTTTTATTTCTGGATTATCTTCTTTTGCTTTTTCTAAGTTTTTCTCGTGTTCGTCTTTTATTTTATTGAGTCTTTCCTTTTGTCTCTGTTGAGCGTCTTGGATTCTTTCTTCTGTTTCTTTCTTAACATTATCTTCCATGTCTGAACCAAGGGCTTTTAACTTATATTCGGCAACTGAAACAGTAATGTCATCGATTAAGTGAGCTTTAAGTTCTTTTGACTTTCCTCCTTGTCCACCCATTGTAGTTGACAATTTATCTTCACTATATTTTTGCGCTAGAGAATCTTCAAATTCTTTCACAGGACCTTGAAGTTGTTCTAGTCTAACTTTCATATCCTCAATCTGATTATCTAGCTTCTTTTTAATATCCTTGCTCTTGTCTTTGTCTTTATCCTCTTTACCTGTTTTATCAACTGGTTCTTTAGTAGATTTATCATCTTTAGAAGGGGTAGTTGTAGATGTATCATCTTTAGGAGGGTTAACTTTAGATGTATCATCTTTAGGGGTCGGAGCTTCCTTTAATTTAGCTATATTAGCTTTAACCTTGTCTAGTGATGCGGTAAGCTTGTCAATTTGCGCCTGCATTTTTGGTTTAACTTCAGCTGGAGCTTCTGATTTCTTTTTTCTTAATCCGTCTATTTGAGCTTTAATCTTTTCTTTAGATTTTTCAAATCCTTTTAAGGCACCGTCAGCAAAAGACTTATTAGCCTTTGCCTTTGCTCCAGTGGCTTCATTAAGTTCTTGTCTCTTTAGTTCAAGTTGAGCTTTTGTAACCTCACTTTTAGCCAATTCCATTTTATATTGCTTGAGCTTGGCGTAATCAGCTTCCATACTCTTTCTGATTTTCTTATGCTTTTTAGCTGTCTTGATAGTATATGCTGCTCCACCTACAGTTGCAACTGTTGTTAAAACACCAACCTTTAAAAGTGCTAAAAGAGGGTCAGCATCTAGAACCTGTTTAATCTGGTCTGCAGTTTCTGTTACCATGTTCTCGTTGAGAGTCGGGTCTACAAGGTCATGCTCTTCTTTTAATTGTGTAGAAAGTTCTTCTAAAGATGCAAGGATAGCATCAACTTCTTTGATTACTTCTTCTTTGGTTGCTTCACTCTGTTCTGCAAGAGACTCGTTGACTGAATTGAACCATTTTCCAAATGTCTTCATGTAGTTTTAAAATTTAATTATAGTCTATATATTCCTGTAAAAAAAGAAAAGGGAGCAAATTGCTCCCTTTTCAAAAGTTATGGTATGTAACGTTATTATGATAAGTCAATAATGTTAGTCCAAGTTCCTTTAACTTCAAACTTTGCGTATTGAGTTTCAGGGTGGAATCCAGCTTCAACTAAAGCGAATCTAGATTTAACAGCTACTTTAGGAGCCATAGTTCCTTCAGCAATTGCCTGAACTGATTCAGCCATTAAGTAAGGCATAAATACAATACCAGCTGAGTTACCGTCACCTTTTCTACCAACTGAAACGAAGTAATCGTTCCATGCTCTGTTAGGGTCAGTGTAAACATTGACACCAGCAACAGCACCGATTGGGTAAATAGCACCTGCAGATTGTGCAAATGTATTAGCCATTGGGTTAGCAACGAAACCAGCGATCGATTGAAGAACAGTAGCAATTTGTGGTCCTACAACCGCAAAGTTACCAGCACCTCTTCTACCTCTGTTAGCGATTAAGTTCGCACCAGCTAAGATGTTAGTTAAGATTTTTCTTTGCTCAGAAGCAACAGTTTCACCACCGCTTAATGCCGAAGCAGCTTGTAGTGTAACATCTAATCCACCAGCACTTAAAGCGTTAGTTACGTTAGTAGTACCTAATGCGCTAATTTTGCTAAGGATTAATTTGTTGATAGACTGAGTCAATTCGTTAACTAATACTGACTCAACTTGAGCAACAGCATCAACACCGAATTGTTTTAAATCTTGAACTTGCTCTCTTGTAACAGCAGCAGCGATCTGAAAAGTTTCAGCAGCTACTGACTTGCTAAATAAAGAAAGTCCCATTAATTTATCAGGAGTTTGCTCACCAATCCCTCTTTCGAAAGCACTTCCATTGTCGTTTCCAGACATTCCAGGAATGTGGTCTTCTAGAGCTTTTACTAATTCAACAGAACCAGCATCTGCACCATAAGCTTCTAAGTCAGCAGCAACAGTAGCACTACCACCGTCTAATGTTCCAACTTTGAAGATTGATTTTCCATCAATTCTTGAAGAACCAATGTAAGTGTAGTCTCCATTTGTACCACCTGCAGCAGCTATATTTGCAGAACCTGCACCAGAAGCTTTTACATAAGTAGGAGCTTCAGAACCTCCAATCTTACCACCTTCATATACGAAGTCTAAGTAAGATAAAAGACCCATTGGTCCAGCCATTGGTACAACAGGAACTAAGTCTAAACCGATAGTTTGACCAGCAACCTGCATAGCTAATGGTAATAAAGAAGGTGACTTGTCACCAGAACCATCAGCAGTTGATACTGAAGAACCTCCAACACCCATTCCGGATGGTAGTTTTGCTCCTCCCATACCAAAGATGTTACCAGCATCTCCTAAGGACATGATGTTAGCATCTTCGTAAAGTTTGTGGTTGTGACAGTATTGTGACATCCACGCTAATTTGCCAGATTCAGTTATACCTGTTGCAGATTCGATGATCGGCGACCAAGTACTTCTAATCTCAGCTTCATTAATTAAATTTGCCATTTTGATTTTATATTTTTTTTATGGTTTTAATTTCGATTTACATTTTCAGATTTTTGCTTCTTATCTGATAATCGATTCTTTTCTATATATTTTTGCGTTTTTTAAAATTTCTTATTTTTTAAATTTTTTCGCAATACTTTCTTGAATTCCTTCTAAGTTATATGGTAATTCTTTAGTAGCTTCCTTAGATTCTTTCACTAATTCTACTTTTTCCATAACAACTTTGTTATCTCTAAGGTCTCTTGTTTGCCAGAAGTTTCTAACTTGATAATGTGTTTCAAGTCTGTGATACTTAGACTGTGCAATTAATTCTTTCTGTTTATTTTCAGAAAGAGTTGCCCATTTGTCTTTGTATTCTTTTGGCATCATTGTAATAACATTAGGTTCGCTAGTAGCTTCATCAGTTACTAATGAAGAGTTCCATAATGTTGCAATTTGAGATTCAGTTAAGAAACCTTTACCTTCTACGGCTTTAGTAACTTTAGACTGGTCTTCTTTTGAAAGTGAGTTAAATTCTTCTTTCTTTGCCTCGTTGATAAATCTAAAGAAGTGTGGGTCTTTAGCAGTTTTAATTTCTGCTTTTTCAATAAGAGCTTGAAGCTTTTCAGTGATTGAGTTTTTATACTCTTCAACATGGTCTTCTTCTTTTTCTTCTTCAACTTCTTCTTTTTCTTCATCGTGCATTTCTTCAACTTCTTCTTCAGCTTCCTCTTCAGCAACTTCTTCAGTTTCTTCAGATTCTTCTACTTCTTCAGCAGCTTCTTCCTCTTCAGCAACTTCTTCTTCAGATTCTTCAGATTCAACAACTTCTTTAGCTCCTTCTTCTCCGTCAACGATTTCAGCTTCAACTTCAGCAGCTTTATCCTCTGCTCTGTCTTTAGCGTCTTCCATTTCTTCTCCGTCGAATTCTTCTTTTTCAGTTTTATCAACTGGCTTTTCTTCTGGTTCTAAACCAGCTTCTTCGCCGTCTTCTAAGATTAGGTTATTGTTAACAGTTTCAGCAACGTACTCTGCATATTCTGTTACTTTTTCTAAGTTTTCTTTCAAGTACTCTGTATACTTTACAACTGCGTCAGCTTTTAAAGCACCTTCGTTGTAAGACTCTGCTAAATAATTAGTATAGTCTTTCACCGCTTGTGTAGCTTCTGCAACATGCTCAGTATATTCAATAGAGCGCTCTACTTTTTCGTTTAATTCTGTATTAGCAGTAATGTTTTTATCTACATTTTCCGCTAGGTAATTAGCATACTCGATTGATTCATCAAGTTTTTTAGCAAGGTATGTGCTGTATTCCTTTAAATTCTCCATCTCACCTTGTACACCTTCAGAACTTTCAAAAGCATTAAAAGATTCTTTAAGACCTTTGATTTCTTCAGATAGGTAAGCTGAGTATTTATTGAAATCTTCAACACTTACGAATTTTGATTCAGCCATTTTTGTTTTAGTTTTATTTTCGGTAGTTAAAAGTTCTTTTCTAGGTTCAATATCGTAAATGAACAAATTATCGTCATTGTTAAAACCAAATGATTCATTTACTCTTTTCAATTCAGCATTTTCAAATCCAGGGTCTGCTACTAAGTCGTATGTAAATAATTGCTTAATCTTAACAGTTCCATTAGATTCAACAGTACCTGCTGCTCTTGATGAAATTTGTAATGGAACACCAGCGTCTACTAATGCTTTAGCTTGTCTCCCAGCTTCAGTATCAAGTAGTCTGATTTTTCCTTTTACTTGTTTAGTTTCAGAATCATAGTTTAATTCCTCTATAATGTGAGAAACGTTCTTTAATGAAACGTCAAAAGTTTGTGGGTGGTCTAGTTCTCCAAGAAGTTTAGACGACTTAATTTTGTCTTGAAGAGCTTCAATCTGGGGAAGATATTCGTCTTCCGTGTAGATTCTATTGTTTCTGTTCTTTTTGTCTATTTCGCCAAAAGTGCCCTCAAGTACATAAGCTCCGTCGCTTTTTTCAAACTTCAATTCACCTGAAGACCTTTCCAGGATTAGAAGGTTTTTTAATGTACTCATAATTATTCTAGAATATGTTTGTTGTATATATCTTTATAGAAAAATGATTTTTTCATTTTTACGGTTTTATGACTCTAAATCGGCAAGCTCAGATTCTATATCATCTTCAGGCTCTTCAGCTGGAACTTCAGCTGGAACTTCTCCTGCTTCTCCGCCAGCTGCCGCTGCATCTTCCTCTTCTTTTTCTTTTTCAGCTTTTTCAGCATTTTCCTCTTCTTGATATTCATTATAGAATTTAATAAGAGTCATTATATCAGCTTCAGTAAATGAGCCGTTTCCGTATTCTTTGTAGAAGTAATCTTTGAATTCTTTTTCTGACGATGCGTCAATTATTACACCTAGTATCTCGGCTCCTTTAATCTTTTCACCGGAGTCTAATGTAACGTCGTCAATTACGACATCAGAGTCTTCACCTGCTTTAACAGCATCTTCTTCAACACCATTAACAAATTCATTAAATTTCTTAATTGTTATAGGTGCATACTCAGAATCTTCTGATTCGTTAATATAGTTTGAAAATTGTTTTAAGTTTTTCATAATTACTTTATATATTCTGTTTAAATGCCGCCCATATCCATTGGGTCTACTTCTGGCTCTTCAGCATCTTTAGCAGCTTGTCTTTGCTTGTATGCCGTATTAGCCGCTTTATCATCCGGACTTAATTTTAAGTATCTGTCTACAAGGAAGTCCATATCGAAGTAATTCTCTTCTTCCATTGTTACTGGGTCTGTTTTAACCAGAGAGTCTTGCATTGTTGTAATGAAGTCTAGTCTCTTTTCCATGATTTCCATTTGCTTTAACTCAGCAAACATATTTTCTTCATTAAACTGAATAGCTATTTGTGTTCTAAAGTTAGCATCTTCCTTAAATTCAGGAAATTTTAAACACATTTGTAACCATAGTGGTTTTACTAAAATTTCTTGCCATGTAGAACGTAATCTCTTTATGAATTTAGAGAACTTAATTTCATCTCTAATCATACCATCCGCTGCAAGGTTATAGTCACCTCCACCGTCTTCATACATGAACCTGTTGAAAGGAATTTTAGAAACCATCTTTAACTTATCTGAGAAGTATTTAAGTGCCTCTGTGTCACTTAATTCTGGTCCATCTCCACCGAGAGTTTCAATCTCAGGTTGTTCACCATCCTTAGAAGGCAACCAGTACTCTTTGTTAAACTGTAACATTGGTTTACCGTTTGTAGTAAGATTTGCGGATTCCCAATCAAAGTCAACAACTTCTTTATAGTTATTCATCAGCTGTGCAAGAGATTGTTTTGCTCTTGTTTTAGATTTACCACCAACTGGAATAATAAATTTCATTCTATATGATGAGTTTGTAACGGCCCAGATAACTCTAGTGTGTTCCATTATTCTCATCAGGTTAAACGCTCTAATTAATCTTTCAAGATAAGAAACTCTAGAAGCGGTAGTTACTGAAGAATAGGAAAGGTAAATAATTTGAGCATCATATAAAACTCTTTCTTTTAAAGGATCGTCTTTAAATTGAATCCAAACTTTTTTACCATCATCTTTATTGTAACCTGGCATTAAAGTTACCGGGTCTATTTCTTTAAAACCTATAATTTCAGTTTGTTCAGGATTGTAAATAATCTCAAAAGATAAGTAACCATCAACTAAAAATTTTCTGTAGAAATACCAGGCCGATTGGTCTGTGTTAAATCCAAAATATTGATATAAGTCTCTATAAGATTTATTTAAATACTTTTGAACTTCATCAGAAACTTCCATTCCAATAATTTCTGGATTTCCAATAAAGTTTTTGTTGTCATATACTATTGATTCATCACAAAGAATATCTAGTATATCTTCTATTTCGTCATAGGTTGAGAACTTTCTAAGTTCTTCTCTCTTATTTACATAATTTTGGTCAAAGAACGGAATGTTCTTTCTCATGTTGACGTCTGCCATTGATAATGCTGCAAAAGCACCATACATGTCGTCACTATCAACGCCAAACATGTTCATTTGGCCGTAACCAAATTCATCTTCTACTGGACCTATCGCCTGTGATTGTTTTAAAACTAAATCGTCATAGTACATACCAAACGAAGATAGTCTCTTTAAACTATCACCTACTGTAAATGGTCTCTTTTTGTAACTAAGTGGGCCATTTCTATCTACGAATCCTGCCATTGTTGTTTAATTAAATTATTTTCTTCTTCTTTTATATATTTCGTTTTCGATTGTATTCTTCGAATAAAACTCTCAACATCATCTTATTAGCTCCTTCAAGCTCTATAAAGTCACAGAGTGCAATTTCAGGCCATTTTGAATATGATACAACTGCCTGTTTTGCTTTTCTGTTTGTTTTATATCTTCTTATTGCAAAGCCAAAGCCGTATTGGTCTAAATATCTCTTCACTTCATCATAAGTTATTCTAAGAGACTTTTGTCTACTAGCATTATATTCTTTACTCCCGGTGCTAGCTGATTTTATACGACCTTCTAGGGTATTATATAAATCGTCTAGCATTTTTTCTTTTATTTTTACTGGTAATAGATTTAAGTTAATTCCTATATCATCTCCTGTTGGCGTAGGGTCCATTGCTAAAACAACTGGGTTCCTGTCATACCATTGTAGGTGTTCTGTTACCGGCTTATATTCAAACACATATATTTTTCCTGGTTCAAATGGATTTCTAGTGTATGACGCTGTGTCATCTTTTCTAGATCGTAAAGAATCGGAAAACCAAGCTTCAGCCTGTTTCCTGGCTCTACTCTTTCCTTTAGCATCTCTACTAAGCTCCTTTATTCTATTTTTTATGTAACCCATTTAATATAGTGTCTTCTGTTAATACTATGAATTTATAGCCTAAATTTTCACAGTACTCTTTAGCTGCATTATATTTATCCATATTTCTAACATACTGCTCTGCTAAAAACTTATAGGATTCTAATGCTTTTCTTGAATTTTTAGTGGGTGGGCTTGGTTTTGTTATCTGTGCCTTAGGTTTTATTTCAGCAATGTATTGTAAATCGCTTCCATCTTTCTGCTTAGCCCTAAACCAAAAATCAGGATAATACTTATGTGCTTTATTATCCTGTCTAGACCAATATTTAATTTCAACTGGTTCACTAGACCATTTTGTAATGCCTTCATGTCCATCACACCATATCATAAACTTTCTTTCCCATGAGCTTCTATAGATTATAGGGATAGGACCAATATATTTGTCAGAATTATTTGGTTTAAAATAACCCTGATTAAATCCAGAGTTTTTAGTAGGTTTGACGTTTTTAATAGACATTAAATACTATAAATACCCGTTTGACTATCTTGATTTCCAGATTTATCAATGGATAAGGTTCCTTTATATTTTTGAGGATGTATTTTATTCCACCCTTTAGCGTATCCTCTCTTTGCTATCTCCGTAAAGTATGCAAACGCGTTTGTGTATTTCGGATTAAAGTTCCTCCAATACTTTAATAAATCTAAAACGGCAAACTGAAGACAATCCATTCTGTCATCTTCATTTACATATCTCATTTTATTAATAGTTCTTTCTGCCAATAAGATTAACATCTTTTCTGCTTCTTTTGTTAAAGCGTCTTGGTCTTTAGATATAACTAGCTGATCGTATAAATCTCTGTTATTTAGGTAATTCTTTTTTCTTTTAGCCACTCGTTTTATTATTTTTTATTCAACAACTAGGTCACCTACTTGTTTAGAGTACGGTTCTTTTTCCCACAAGTTGATAGCTATTGCATGCCTAACTCCTTCAATAACTGGAGTTACTTCGTGTAGGTATTCACCTGCATTAAAAATTATGAACCTATTTGGTTTTGCCTTTATTAGCTCTGGGTTTTCACCTTCTTCAGTGTAAATTGCCAAGTCTCCTCCCCTAAAGCTTTGGCCAGGTGGGTAGTATACACTTCCCATTATTGGAGTAACTATTTCGCCGGTCTTTTTGTGCAAAGCCTCATCTTTGTCAAAGTGTGTAGGTAAATTATCTTTTACACCATCTTCTAATGCAGAAGGGCTCTGTATACCTGTCCAATATTCAAATCCTTCGATAGAAAAGCTTTCACTAAGAGGACATGCATGACCCCATACATATTCAATTATTTTTTTAGAAGTGTTATTTGATGGTGAATTCCACCAACCATCATACCATTTATATACGCCCCTATCCTTAAAAATTGTGTCGAAGTTTTCATCAATTTCTTCTAATAAGGATTTGTCTTGGATGAAGTTATCAAATACTGCTATCATTGTAATGTGAGTTTATTAGTTATTATACTAAAATAACTGATTTTGTTTATATTGTATACAAACAAAGAAGGGGACCGTTGGTCCCCTTTTTTAAATTAAATAAGATTGGAATTAAGCTTTAAGCTCTGCAATTTTATCTTCCCAGGTTTTAATCTCCTGATTGATTAAAGTGTCTGCTTCTTTAATTTCTTCAACTGATTTATCTGCATCAGCTAATAAATTTCTCTGGTCTTTTAAGAATGAAATCATTGATTCATATTGTTTTAATTCACCAGCTATTTCAGCTTCTTTAGATAATTCTCCATCTACCATTTCTTTTAAGAAATCAAGTGCAGATTCTCCAGTTTGGTCTTTAACATACTCAACTGCTTTATTACCATTTTCAGCAACAAAGAATTTAGAAAGTTTAGTATCGTTATTATATCTTGAAACGTAAACTTTTTCATCTACTTTAAATAAGTCTACAGTTATATTGTTTCCTTCAAATCCAGCTGCAAAATCTAAAACTATATAGCTTTCAACTAAAGAAGGAAGTGATTCAAAAAGTTCAGCTAAATTCTTATGTGCATATCTAACTGCACCAGCTGCCATTACATGCTTAGAAAAACTTTGTTCTTCAGATAAGAGAACCTCAGTTTCACCCCAGAAGAATTTATTTTCTTTAATATTGTATGTAAATTTAGCACCTTCGTGATACCATACTACTTTTGATTCGCTAAACTGAAAGTTTTCGAATGCTTGAACGCTAGGGATTAAAGATTTGTTTACTTCTTTTTGCTCTAGCTCTTTTAATTCATTAGAAGAATTTAACTCAAATACTCGTCCATTTACGTAGAACTGTACATTGTCTTCTATCTTAACGAATGGAGAAAGAATGTTGTTATTCATGATTTTTATATTTATTTTCTTTTTGTATATATTCCTTTATTAAAGGTCGTTTTCATCTATTATATTGGTGTCACCTGGAGAAGGAGTTCCGTTTATATCTAAGTTCTGAATGATGTTAGATTTAATTTGAAACATTCTCTTTCCAGCATGTGTTTCTGTATCATACTCGAATGAAGGTATGAATGTATTTACCTCGAGTGGAAAGGCTATTTTATATTGCTCTTTATCTTCGAATGTAAATTCTATTGGTCTTGCTATTTCATAATCGTCTGGCATCGAGTAATAGGATGATAACCTGTAAGTACCTTCATTCAGATGTCCTACTTCTACGTTAAAATAGTTAGACTTATAGAGTCTTTTAATCATAGCCTCGGTTAGTTTAAATGCATCTAGTGTAGATGAAACTAATATTTCAACATCAAACCCTAGAGTTATGGGTATCATTTCAAATTCTGAAACATAGCCTTCCATTCCTCCTTCTTCATTCATCTTAGTATATTGACCTTGAATTCTTTTATTAACCAGCTTATCAGCATTTATTGACATGCTCGTCATATTAGCAACTCCTCTTGGCACAACATCATAGTTTCCGTCAGCAAACCCTGGATCGGGTACACAATCCGGACCTGTTGGTGTCTGAAATAGAAAATTGTCTCTTAGAAATTCATCATCTCCTGTAATAGAATAATAGAAAGGAACGTCAATAATACTTCGCTTATTATTGCTTAATTGTCTATGGAAAAAAACCTTGTTGTTTAAATCCGCGAGAAGACCTACTATTATATGTCTAATAACAGAATCGTCAGTGTTAAATTTTAAATTGTAACTAGCCATACACTATATATCTTATTCAATTGTTTCTATATCGAATTTAGAAAAACCGTTCTCTCTATAGATTTGGATTTTTTTATCGAATAATTCATGTGGAAGAGTTGAGTGATTAATCACAAATGTATTTATATTAGACTCTTTAATTACTTGTCCTAAAATCTTAATAATATTATGGACACCGTCTGCATCGACAGATGATAACAATTCATCTAAGAATAATAGATTTAATTGAGGAAACCTTAATTTTAAGATTTTAATTATTGCGATGATAATAATAAAGTCTGCTTTTTTCCTCTCACCTGTTGAAAGGGTTAGTGGATTAATTTCTTCTCCTAAGTGATTTATCAAGCAATCGAATTTTTCATCAAACCTAATGTGAAAAGGGAGGTGCATCGTCTGTGTCATTGCTGCAATATTTGCATTCAACCCAGGAAGAATTGTTTTAATCGCTAAATTTTTAACACCATCTTCTCCAAGAACTTCTTCAATAGTTTCTAAGAAGTGATAGTCTTCGGTTACATTGTCTTTTAAATTAGCCTTAGACTCTTCTTGTTTTTGAAAATCAGAAATGATTTGTTTTAAATGGTCGAAATCAGAAGAAGTATCCTTGTCTTTAAGAGATATTAATTCATCTTTAAATTTTGACATATTAAACTTATGGTCAGTTATTTTAGACTCAATATCTGTTTTTGTAAAGCGGACTGATGAAAGCTTTTCACCTATTTCATCCATCTGTACTTTGATTGTTTTTATATTTTCTGTGCTTTCATTTATCTTTTCACTGAAAGTAGATTTTTGAGATAAGTGCCAATCAGAAGTTAATTTAGTTTCACATGTAGGGCAATGACCACTTTCATATAATTCTAGCTTCTTTTTCAAGTAATCTATTTCTCTCTTAATATCTGAAGCTTCTGACCTTTTGTCGTTATGTTCAGAGTTTAAAGAATCTAAAATATCTGTTTGGTCTGTTTTTAACTTATTTAAATTCTTTAGCTCTTCATTTAACCCAATAAGAGTGTCTTTTAATTCTTGTATTTTACTGCTATCTTTTTCAGTTTTTTCTGCGAGAAGTTGATTTAATTTCATATTAACTGAAACTATACTCTCACTTATCTGATTTAATTCCCTATCATAAGAATCTAAGTCTGTTTTTAATTCTCTCCTATCTTCTTTAACTTGTTGTTGCATGTCATTCAGCACCGAGAACCCGAACATCCTATCAATAATTTGTTTCTTATCATAGTTAGACATAGTTAAGAACGACTTAAAATCATTTACAGAAAGAATGATTATATTTTTAAACACATGGTAAGGTATACCGAAAATTTCTTCTTCTAAATATTCCTGTACAGATTTTTTACCTGCTTTATCGAACTCTACTCCGTTTAAAAGAACTTTAAACTTGTTAGGCATAAGCCCTCTCTCTATTTCAACAACAGTGTTCTTACATGTTAATTTTATTCTAACCCAAAGGTCTTTATTAATTCTATTTGGAATATCTCCTAGCTTTACTCCTTCTACCTTTCCATATAGTGAGTATACTATTGCATTTGCGATAGTGGTTTTACCGTGCCCATTTTTACCTAGAGTCAAAAATAATTCCGCCCTATCTTCTCTAAATTCTATCTTCTGAATTTTGTTTCCATAAGAGGCAAAGTTTTTAAATTCTATGGATTGTATTTTCATTCTGTTTCGTAGTTATAGACACAAAGGTCGTGCAAAGATTTTAATTTGTTTTTTACCTTTTGTTTCATTTCATCTTCAGCTTGCATACCGTCAACGTACAAATTACATAAATGTAATATGTTATAGTTTTTATACATGTCCTCTATTTCGTCCATGTCATATAAGTCTTTATCTAAAAATGTATCTTGTTCATATATGTTAGGTTCTATTTTTCTACCTATCTTTTGAACTTTATTAATAAGTCTTCCTAGGGCTGAAGTTGTCGCTATATTGGAAGGAACATATAAGTCTACGAAGTTATTTCTGATGTTGTCTTTAAATTCACCCAGGGTTACATTGTAAAGTGAGGTAAGATAGAACTTTACGAACTTTGGTGATATATCATTCTCAAAGAAAGTCTCTTCCATGGTGTCTAAATCAACGAGGTCAAACCCTTTAGTGTTACCTGAATCTGATCGTGTCAATTGATAAGGAGTTCCAACCAACCTTAACTTTCCTTTAGTTTGTCTATAATGAATATGGCCTGAATATACTGCATCGAAATTCTTATATGAATTGGTGTTAGTTCCTTCGTTATTTTTAACTTTAGAATTTAATTTTACACCGCTAACTTCAGAGTGACAGAAAACTAGATTAGCACTAGGATATTTAGCCAATGTTTCCGCTTCATGGTCAGAGTCTCTTCTCCATGGCATTAGCAATACCTTCTTTTTGTTCCATGTATACACCTTTGGTTTTTTATATACTTGTACATTAGGAATCCACTTTAAACTATCAATAGAACTTACTTCATTAGATTTTTTAGCCCAAATGTCATGATTACCACAAATAACATGTACTGGTAGAATTTCACCTAGTCTTTCGAACAAATCAACGGCATAATGTAAAACTCTTAGATTAATACTTTGCCTATTATCAAAAGCGTCTCCAACCTGAACAAGAATATCTCCCTTTCTTACGTTCTTTTTAAGAATAGGGATAAATTTGTTCTCATAAAAATCCTTTTGGATTTCTAGCCATTCTAAAGAATTGGATCGTACGCCTAAATGCATATCTCCTAGTACCCATATTCTTTTTACAGGTTGTTTTATATTTTCATTACTTATCATAAATTAGAATAAGCGATTTATGTTTTTCTTTTGAAGAATGTTTGTTCTTTGGTCTAGTTCGGAGATTAAATCTTCTTTAAATTTATTACTTAGTGAAGAATAAAATTTAGTAGGATTAATGTTAAAATAATCACATAGCTCTGAAAATAAATCTATTAGAGAATAATTAGCTTCCATTTCATCCGATACATACTCATAAATTTCATTAATATCCATTTTCTTAAGCTTCTGTACTTGCTGAAACTCATCAATCTGGTTAAAGATTTTAAATCTAGAGTTAGTAATTAGGTCATGTATTTTATCCCTAATCGCAGCGCTTTCTATTTTTTCTTCTTCGCTTCTAGTGTCAGTAAATTGAGGTGCAAGTTGAAAAGAAATACTTGAATCTAATTCAAAGCCTGTTTCTTCAAATGTGTTGTCGAAAATTTTGTCTCTTTTATGTCTCATAGTTTAAATGGAATGGATATTAGAATTTCCAATATCATCGGTTTCGGTTAATTTCATTATTGAATAGTTGATGTTTAATTTACATTTAGTTCCTTTTCCTTCACCATCTCTTATCTTTAAAACTTTCAACCAATATTCATAACTAGCTCTCATCAAGTCATCTTGTATGATACCTAGCATTACATCTGCAGTGTGTGAAAGACCGGCGGATTCGGCAACATCACCCATTCCAATATCGCTGGAATTGTAATTGTTTCTATTAATTTGAGTAGCAGTAACTATCAGCCATCCGTTTCTTACACCCATTGCTCTTAAATCTTCTGCTATTTGTTTAATCTTTAAATAAGTATTTTCAGAGTTTGGGTTTCTAAAGTTAGAAAGAATGTTAATATAATCAATCACTACACATCCTAATTTTATTTTTCGCTCTTCTTCAATCTGTTTTAAATAAGCTTCAATATCAGATACTGTTGCCTGTGATGTTGGAAACTGTTTAACAAAAAGTTGACCAGGCGGTGTTAAACCATCTCCTACTTTTTCCAGCTTTCTTTTCATTAAATCCTTGTTCTGTGCTTTTTCCTCATATTCATTCATAGGAATTCTTAAAAGATTAGAACCTATACGTTTCATAAATTTATGAGCTGACATTTCAGCTGTTATCACAGCGGTGTTAACTCCCATCCTAACAAAATTTGCTGCATCATTAGCAAGGTAAATAGATTTACCGATGTTTTACTCACCAACATATACTACCAAAGAACCATCTTTGTCATATCCACCTGCTAACAACCTGTCTAAAAAGTTATAGCCTGTAGAAACCTTTACGTTTCCTTCTTGATGGTGGTCTTCGGGATTAAAGAAGTCTAATCCTAGGTCTGAATTAAATACAATAGAGTTCCTGTCATTAATTAAAGTTTTAACTTTAGAAACTATATTATCTACATTCTCAGGTGTAACTTCAGTTGTTTTTACATATTCAATAGTATCTAGTAAAGTGGCGTCAAAGTTACGCCATTTAATCCATGCTTCTGCAGTGCTAATCAACCACTCTTCATCATAGTTTGCTAGGCTGGTTTCATATATAATTGTAACCAAGTCTTGTTCGACTTTTGATTTTATCTTTGGATTCTGAAGAAGCAACTTCATTTGGTCTTCAGTAGGTGTTTCATGAAACTTATCATAAAACTTATTAGCCAAGTAATGTAACATGTCAATGTCCTCAGAGGTGTAGAAACCTTTTCTAATCTTATCTAAATACTTTGGTTTTTCTAAAGACAGTTTAAAAAATATCTTTTCGAAGTCTTGGCTAAATTTCATTATCTTATTTTTATTCTTCTACTAAAAAGTAGCAAATTGTTTTTAAACGAAAGGATTAATTAGAATTCTAAAAGCTTCTTTTCCTTCGTTAAAGTTGGTTTGTTCTATTAACCCCAATCCAACGGCTTGCTCTAAACCTTTATCAATATTGTCTTCTTTTCCTTTTGCGTAATATGCCGTAAAGGCGTGTTTAGTAAATGTTTCTTTTTGTCTCTTAGGTTGTCTGACTGCTTTACCAATTATTACATGCATAATATCGAAGGCGTCAGGAAAAGACTCTAGCTCTTCCTGTATGCCTAAGACATATTTGATGGGCAATTTATCCTCGTTAATTACGTTGATGTTTAATTCCATTAGTCTGCAGAAAGCATTTCTTCAACATCAATTTGACCAACTTCTGAGTTGTAATTGAACAACGGTTCAATTGCACCATCTATTTTCTTTAATACTTCATCAGTAAAAACTTTAGAAGTAAAGAATTCTTTATTAGATACAGTAGTATCGAGGTGTTTGCAAATCCAAGTTCTTGAAGTTGCCTTTGGAATCTTTTCACCTTTTACTATATTTCCTCTTGTAATTCCACAGGTATCCCAGTCAACGTAATGCTCTAACCCAACATAAGGATTCATACCTTCTGTGAAGTGTAGGTGAAATTTAATTGGATGTGGTTTTGCAAATCTATTTTTATCTGGCTTTGCGTTTACTACAATACCTACCTTCTCTGCACCGTCTTTTAATTGAGCTTTGTTAAGCATTAATACAATAGATGCTGCGTACTCAGGTCCTGTTCCACCGCCTGCAACTTGTCTACTAATAAAATCTTGAGTCCTATATGTATGATTTGTAAATAAGAAAGGAATTTTTAAATCTGCTAAAGGTGTCATGATAATTCTAAAGATTGACTTTAAAATTTTTGACCTTGTCATATCTGATTTTTCATTACCAGAAACTGCATCATCTATTTCCTTTGCAGTTGCTAAATTACCAGCTGAATCTAAGACCATCATAATCTTAGGTAAGTCTGCTCCGTTTCTTTTAGCTTCTTGCATTTTCTTAGTTATCGTAGTAACGGACTGTCTGAATTCCTGAACTGTATTAACGGGTTGATAGTTTACTTTAGTTGTATCAATTTGGAATTTTTCCATCTGGTCTTTATCCACAGCCGCTTCTGAATCATAATAGATTACGTTGTAACCCATGTTGATTGCTTCTCTTACAGTGTTTAACATTAAAAATGTTTTACCTGTTCCTGAAGGTCCTGCAACAGAACACGATCTGTTGTTAGGCCACCCTTTAAAAAGAGAGCCTGATACACATGCGTTAAGGTGATAATTACCAGTGTGAATCCATTCAGTAACTTCTGAAAAGTTAGATTGATTCATTACTGAACCAAGTGGATTTAACTCTGCTAATTCTGTATTTAAATCGTCAAATGTAAATGTTTTATTTTTCGCCATTGTTAAATAATTTATTTTCTTTTTTTCTAAGAACCTCTAATTCTTTAATGAGTTCTTTAGATTCATACTCAATTTCTTTCATTTGTTTCTGAAGTTCTTCTAGCCTAGCATGAAGCTTCTGATACTTATGAATGAAATCTCTTTGTTCGGGTGTTAGATTATTAATATCAATCATAACCTAATACTGCGTCATCTCTATCTTCGTCATTAAAAATACTTAATTGAGATGGATTTTTTGCTTGCTCTAATTTCCTAACTTTCCAATAGGCAGCTCTAACGGCTTCTCCTAGTTCCATATCGTTTGGAAGCTTTTCTACTAGTTTTTTAATTTGTTCTATATCCATATTTTTTAAAATAATGAGGTTGAATAAAATAAGTTTCTGTTTAATCTCTGTAAGCTACATGCGGTTAGCACCCTGTTTAAAGGATCGATAACTGCTTTTTCAAATTGTGTTTCATAGTCTACTTCAGGTGCTATTTCATAAGGATGTTCACCTGGTTGATATGCATACATTTCACAGACGTTATGTTTACAATGATAAATCTTAAGTTTTTCACCGTTACCTATCATCTTATATTTGTTTTTATATTTAGGATTCTTATTCATTAGATAATTATAGAATCCAGCTGCTTTAACGTTAGGAGGACATTTTAAACCATATTGAAATTCTACAGTGTCGTCTACAATATACTTTTGAATGTTATTAGTCCTTTTGTTAAAGCTTATATCGTCTATGTTAGCCAATTTAAATTCTTTCTTACATTTCTTTAGGAAGTTAACTAGTTTTCCTAAAAGTTCTGCAGTTGGCTTTTCTGAAAGAACAAGACTTATAGCTTCTGTCAGTTGTTTTCTTGCAAGAGTCGGAGTCGAAGATTGAATAGTGTCAAATCCTATCGTTTTAATTTTCTTTAGACGAGGGTATCTTTCATCAATCTTTAATTTATCTTCCCATGCAATGTTCTGTAAATACTTTTTCTTTGCTAGCCATATACCACTGTATGCAATTGTTTCAAGTTCAAAAAATAAGAAGTTATCTGTATTTCTAGATTCGGCATACTTTTTCATTGCAGCAACAATATAACCTTTCAATCTAAAGTTATACATTTCCATAATGAATTTATCAATTGGTAATTTTTCACCATGCCAATCAATAGACTCATACATTTCTTCAAACTGAACATAGCATGAATCAGTATCAATATAGACTACGGAAGGTTTAACTAACTTATTTTTAATTTCAATGTTAAAGCGATTATGTACTTCTTTATCATTGTGCCAGAATTCTTGAAAATACTTGTTTAGTATTTTTTCTGAAAATAAAATAGCATCTTGTCCTTGCAGTGTAATAGACTCTGCAATCTCGATATTAAAGAAGTGAAACCACTTGTTACCAAATGCACCGTAAATAGAGTTAAGAGTAACCTTTACAGCTTGTTCATAGGCAGTGTATTTTGCCGACATTTGTTCGTAGTGTTCGGCAAGAGCTGTCATTTCATCCTTAGAAAGCTCTTCTTCTTTTCTTTCAAGTAGTTGTTCTAATTGCATACTTAGTCGCTAGATTGACATGTTGCAATAGTTAAAAGTGTTTCTGAATCAGAAGACCTGAACACAACACGGTTTGACATCACACATGCGGTATAATCTTCTTTATCTAAGAGGTTAATATATTTTTTGAACAATGTTACTTTAGTTTTTTCACCATCAAATTCAGGAGTGACAAGCATATTGTAAGTCTTACCTTTCATTTCAACACCTTTACCGTTTGCATTTATAGAAAACGTTTCTTCTTTATCTAAACCGAATAAATTTCTAACCTTAGAGATGCTTCCATAGTCGAAGTCAAATTTAAAGTCAGTAGCTTCCGTATCAAATATAGTTTTAATTTGTGATTCCGTTAGGTCTTTGTAACCTAATGAAGGCTCTGAACATGATAATGTAATTTCTAAGTCATCGTTAAAGATTTTAAATGTTGTAGCAACACAATCTTCTTCATTCTCTACAAATTCAATAACACCCTGAATAGACTCATAGTCAAATTGCTTGAATGCTTCAGTAATTTTAGAAGCATCGAAGAAAGCTATTTTTAATTCTTTTTCAGTCTTGATAGCATCGTCTTCTACTTGAAATACCTCGCTTAGCGCGATTCTATGATGCTTAACTGCATCTCTCTGTGGTAAATAAGCTGAAGCCTGAACTACACTGTCTTTAATTTTAAAGTAGACAAAAGAATCAATAACTTTAAGTCTGTTTACGAAGTTAATGAAATTGTTTTGGTCGATTTTACTAATGGAAATTTTCATTTGCTTTAATTGTTTATGATATTTAATAATTCTATTGAAAAATGTGGTTTTGTTTCAGAGAATTATTCTATCTGTCCAGCCATTTAAACCATCTGTTCATAATAAACCAGAAAGTAACTGCTATAGCTATTAGTTTTAAATATAACATATCTTTTATGTTTTTTTATTAAGAGCGAGGCCAGAAAGTAGCGAACTTCTGGCCTCTAATATCCGAGAACTATCTCGGTCCTAAGACGTGGTCTTCAAACCACACCTTTATCCGTCACATGCTATGCAATCTTCCATTGCATGTTGAGCAATATCTCCTCTTAAAACAGATTCAGTTCTCATGTAATAGAGAGTTTTGATTCCTTGTTTAAAAGCCTCTAAATGAACTTGATTTATATACTTAGGCTGTGCTTGATTTGGAAAAGCTAGATTTAAACTAACACCTTGGTCGATATATTGTTGTCTAATACCTGCTTGCTTAACAAGTTCCATTTGATTAATTTCTTTAAATGTTCTGAACACTTCTTTTAAAGGAATATACTTATCTTTCTCAAGTGAATTTAACTTTTCATAGGCTTTGTTCTTAATAGCCTTTTCTTTGCTTCCTTCTTCCACCCAGTACTCATCTAAAAATTCTAATCCTTGAACTGAACCTCCATCGGCTAATATTTTATCCCATGTTGATTTATTATTTTTACCGATAGAATCTAAAACATGTTCTAGAACTGTGTTTTTTCTAATGAACGTTCCTTTAGCTGTTTGTTCGGTGAATACATTAGCAGCCCATGGTTCAATCCCTGGTGAAACGTTTCCTGCTAATTTGGAATTAGATACAGTAGGTGCAATAGCCCTAAGGTGAGTGTTTCTCATACCTGTACCGACGCACCATAGTGGCTCTCCATATTCCACTGCTAAGTCTCTACTTGCCTTTTCGGTTTCTGTTCTTAATTGTTGAAAAATCTTTCTTGTTTCGAATTGAGCAGATAAAGAATCAAATGGAATGTTTCTATCTTGTAAATAAGTATGCCAACCTAAAACACCTAAACCTAAAGCTCTTCCTTTTTCGGCCGATCTTACTGAGTTTTCAAAGCCTCTCATATATTTAGCTTTTTGAATAAATTCCTGAAGAACTCCATCTAAAAACCAAGTTGCCGTATAAACTAAGTCTGTATTTTTCCATTCATCATATCTTCTAAGATTCACAGATGATAGGCAACATACGAATGAATGGTTCTCGTCAGTGTGTAGTGTAATCTCTGAACAGATGTTTGTCATATAAACCTTTAATCCATTTTGTTTATATGCATCTGGATTAGCTCTATTGATATTACCCTTATACATTACATAAGGTTCTCCGGTTGCCTTTCTTTTTCTAAGTAAAGCTGACCATCTCTTTCTAGCTTCCTTATCTCCTGCTTCTATTCTTTGCATATAACCGTCAGAAACAACCACACATTGATGTAAATTTAAACATTGTCTGTTTATATCTCCTTTAGGTTCTCTAATTTCTAACCATGTCCAAAAATCATCATGTTCAATATCTATATTAACTGATGCTGCACCTCGTCTGACTGAACCTTGATTAGTAGCTAAAATAGAAGAATCATATATTTTACAGAAAGGAACAGTACCGTCTGAAGTACCGTTTTGTGAAATGTTAGAACCAGCTTGTCTAATTTGATTTACACCAATACCAACTCCACCTCCATGCTTAGCCAACAACATCAGCTCTAAATTTTTAGTACCTATGTCATGGATAGAATCTGCAACATCAATCCCGAAGCACGAAATAGGAAGGCCTCTTTCTGTTCCCGTATTAGAAAAAACGGGAGTAGCTAAGTTTAACCATCCCTTCCACATATAATCAAAAAACTTACTAGCTAACTCGGGCTTATCTAGCCTTTTTGCAACTGCAGTAGAAACTCTCCAATATGCATCCTTAGGAGTTTCACCTACGAGTAAATATCCCTTTGATACTGTTTTTACATATACTTCTGTATTTGCCCACATTGGGAAATCTACTCCAAGCTCCCATCCTAGATGGCTTGCATGGTTTGTTGCATCCTTTTTTGTCATTTAGTATTATTTAAGATTTATATAAAAATTATTAAAACTGTTTACGAAAATAAATCGTCTTCATCCCAGTTTTCGTTTTCACCTGCCTTCGAATAATCTGTAGGTCTAATAGCGAAAAAATCTGTATGTGTATGTCCACCTGTAAGGTGATAAAACCAATCTAATGCTCCGGCAGATTCTTCATCATATTCGATAACACTTTCATAGCCTAATTCATTAAGTTTTTCATTTGCTCTTTTCTTAATAAATTCTTTAAGGTCTTCTTTCTTTAAATTTTCTAGGTCTCCCATCTCAAACATCTTATCAATGAAGTTTAACTCCATTTCTACCATAATTCTTGCAGCTTCTTCAATTTGAGATTGAACGGATGATTTAAGGTCAGGATACTCTTCGCACATGTGTCTAAATAATTGACATCCCATTTTTGAATGCAAAGACTCATCTCTTACAGACCATTTCATCTGCTGTCCAATCCCCTTTAAAAGATTTCTCATTTGAAAAGAATATAAAACGGCAAAGGAACTATAGAGTGAAACGCCTTCAGCAAAGGCACTAAAAATAGCTAAAGACCTTGCAACGTCTTTTCTTGCATCATTGTTGTACAGTAAATCTTCATGTGTATAATCTGCCTGTGTTTCTAATAAAAATTCAAATTTGTCAGCAATAGAAGGTTCATGTAAAAACGCAGCGAAATCTTCCAATCCTAGCGTTTCATTTAAATATGAGTATGCTGTTGCATGAATAGTCTCTTGTGAACCGAACATCATAGCCATTTGTTTAATTTCATGTTTTGGAAACCAATGAGTAACCATACCTGTCCAATAGTCGGAAACTGCACATTCAGTTTGTGCAAACCCCAAAAGAATGTTACCTACCAGATTTTTTTCTGCTTCGGTCATATTTTCATTCCAATCTTTGACATCGCCTTGCATTGAAATTTCAGTATGTAACCAAAATGCTTGGGCTTGTTTTAACCAGCCTTCTGTATAATAGATTGGATATTCAAAGGGTTTGAATTCTACTCTCTCTTTAAATATTGAAGGTGTTTTTTGTTTATCTGTCGAGGTTGAAACATGTGAGGTTCCTAAATTTGCGTTTTCCATTTTTTCCATTTTTTTTACTTTCTTTATTAGACTACAAAAGGCCTTACAAAGGTAGGCCTTGGTGTTTGATATAGCCTATATATTTAAACACTAGCGGGCTATTGTCACACCGACAACTATTTTATTAACTTAATCTTTTTTCTAAGATTATTGGCTTTTGTAAAATAGTCGTATGACATTGACTTATATTCTTTTCTCTGAGAATATAGGTCTGAAAGAATCTTTTTTAACATAGAATCTTCCTTTCTGTAAGAAGCTCCGTTCTCGCAGATGATAATATCAGGGTTTTCTCTTTTCTCTTTTATTTTATCCTTCGGAACCATTTCTATAAAAGAATCCGGAGATATATTAAATTGTCTCATGATAGAAGGATATAGAGAAGCAAAGTCAAATGCACTGACACCTTCATAGAAACCTGTATTAGGTTCTTTTACAAAAGCGCCGGCATACTGTCCATCCTTCTTTCCTTCTTCTCTTTGTTCAGAGCCAATTCTTTTATTTTGCTCAGAGAGTTTACGAGCGATTAACGCTTCTGTTACAGCCACCGGTGACGATGCTTTATATAGAGGCATTTTTGTAATATTAGCCAGGGTTAAAAGTACTTCCATTGACTTTAACTTTTGGTCAATATAATATACTAAAACGGAGTCAACTACATTATAGTAAACATATTTAGTAAAGTTATCTTCATACAAATCTTGAAGAGAACCTTGATATTTAATTTTTTGTGTGTTTAGAACTTGACCTGCCACATAGTCTAGGGCGTTAGATTCTTTTACCTTTACTGACCTGTCATACTTATCATAAAGTTGCATGTAATCTATAATTCCAATATGAAGAGGTCGGGAATCATTTCTATCAACTTCCTGGGTCATACTAGCTTCTGAAACATCTATCTGTAATCTTTTACACCTATTAACAATATATTGCCAGTCATAGTTAATAAAGTTCCACCCTGTCATCATAGGAAACTTAGGTAGGAATTTCATTAAGAACGTATATACCATATCATATTCTGAATTGAACTTATGATATTTGAATTCCCATTCATCGTCAAAATTCTTAAAATATCCATTAGTATCGTTCTCAATCTTTTCAATTTGCTTAGGCGAGAGGTCTTCTAAACCAAGAACAATTGCTTTCTTGTCAGGTGTAATAATAGAGAATGTTAAAATTCTGGATTTAGCTTCTTCTGCTTTAGGAAATCCATCTACAATCTCTGTTTCAATATCTACGAAGTATGTCTTGGGCATATTATATGCAAAGATTTCTTCTTTATCTTTTTCTGGTAGATTATCTAAAAAGTATATTAAAGAAAATTTATTGAATCTTCTGGCATTACCTAACTTAACCGAGCGTCCATCCCAGTTTGTGTATTCGGTATTCTTTCCTCTATCTTTAGGGTCACAAACGTACCAGTTTTTAAATTGATTTATTGGGTATCTTTTAAAGGCAACCTCACCTTCAGTATTGTAGTAAGAAATAAATATTTCTTTTTCCTTTTGTTCAATATCTAATATCATTAATATCCTCGGTTTTGACGGTCATGGTTTTCTGCATTCTTCGCCATGTACAAGTTAACAATGTCTTTAGCTGTCATGCCGATTGAGATGGCAAAGTTCATATAAAAATGTAAACCGTCAATCCACTCATAAAATAACTCAAGCCTATCTTCTTCGCTTAAGTCGGATATTTTCATGTCTTTTGCTTTTTCATTAGTGGTTTTCCAATACTTCCAAGCGCCTGAGCCGATGCCATCATTAATTCCACCTAATGCATCGAACATTTCGTTAAGTTCATCTGACATTGCATGTTTGTTAACACACCAAAAATCAGCGATATCTTTTAAGTTCCAATCTTTAAAATCAAAACCAAGTCTTTTTTGTAACTCAATCTGTTTATTGTAAACTAGGCCGAGTGTGTCGTTTCCTTCTTCATAGAAATCATTGACTTCTAAGTCTGAGCATTTGTTATCTGAATTTGCCATTTTTAAATCGTTTATTATTTTACTTAAAATAATGAATCTGTTTTTAATTCTACTGGTTTTTCTACTTTTCTTTTTTCAACTTTAATCATAGCTTCAAATAAATCCGTGTTAACCACTTCAGGTGCATTGTGTAATTTAGCGAGACGGAGAGAATTTTTTCTAAATTCATCTCTTCTTTCATGATTTGTTGCAAGCTCCATAATCTGTGGTATAGAAGCCTCTACGTTATCCCTATCAACAAATATCGCGAAATCTTTTAGTTCTATAAAGGGAACTCCTTCTGTCCTGTGGATGACGTGTTCACCCCAGTGTTTATCAAACAATGGAATAGTTCCAGCTGCTATTACCTCACACATTGCATATTCAATCATTGAACCATATAATCTTTCAGGAAGATTAAAGAACTCGGCTCCAAACATTGATTTTCCAAGTTCTCCCATTCCTTCAGCAAGATTGTAAGGTCCATAAATATAGAGCCTATCATCAACTTGTGGATATGTTACAGGATTCTTGACAGCATGTACTTCAAATATATCTTCTCTTAAAGTTTTTCTATCTTCTTGTAAAAACATTGGAAGAGCACCCATAGAGCGTTCAATTCCTCTTGCTTCTGTTACAAAATTATTTCCCTTTAGAAGATTCATAATAGTAAACATTCTGAAAGGGTCTTTAAATCCTGCAAACCTACCAAAATAAGTAACTCTCTTTTCTTGGTCTTCGACCGGAACTACTGTATTAGACCATGCATCATAGTCATAAGGATTAAGGTTCATTTCAATTAATGGAGTATCAGGGGCATGTTCTCTTAGCTTATTTGCAAAATTAGAGCGTGCAGAATAATTAAACATAGCGTCCATCGCTTTCATAACTTCCCAATACTTATAGTTCTTAGCAAGGTTAGCCGTGTTATGGTCTAAACAGTTTCCTATTTTAACAGGATTTTCAAGACCGTAAATACAATGTTCAATAAAGTCTTCGTTGAATTCATCACCTACTGACTTATGTGGGTATGATGTATAATAGACTATGTCATTTTGTTCTAATTTCTTTGCGATATTTGGAATATCTTTTCTTTTGAATTCTGTTGCAACAATGTCTGTCATCTTATGGCGAGGCCATCTTTTTTCGATAGCGGCATAGATGGTTGCATCATGGCCTTCTTTAATAAGCCAGTTGTAAAATTCGATTGTGTGTCTTGTGAGTCCACAGCCTTCAACTCCTTTTGCTAATACTAATGCTATTTTCATATTTAATTTAATTGTTTACCAAACGTCTTCTAACTCGTCTGTGTCTATTATCTCATCTTTTTCTGAATCTCCAAAGAATAAGGTTGCCGCAAACTTATCTACAGCCTTTGCAAGTTCTTCACTTTCCCATTCCATTTCACGGTCAGATGTCCATGCTTCGTCTCTTTTATAGATTTCTTCACCGGGCTGCTTTAAAGCAAAATACTGTTCGGAACCGTTATCATCTTCCATGACTCTAATTCCTAAAACTCTTTTATCTTCTAATTCTACGACTATTTGTTTAGTTTCTTGTAGCCAAATAGTTCTAGTAGGGTCAGTAACTTTTAATTTCATTTATGCTAAATTTTCACAATCTTCATGCTGTTCTATGTCGCATTTTTCGTTTGTGTGATGAATAATAAGGTCATAGGCGCCAGTTTCTTCAGTAGTGCTTGCTGCCTTTAAAATATACTCTGCCTTTAAACCTGTCCAGCATTCTGAGAATTCCCCTAAATCAGTTGCATTTAATCCTGAATAATTTTTAGCAACTATCATTGGTCCTCCTGAAGGGTCGATCATGGATAAAATATCTGGGTCTTCTTGAAAACTAACTCGACAAAACTTTCCGCCTGTCACTCTAATTCGATCTGCATCAATTCTCTCGAATTGAATTAAATCACCGTATCTATTTCTATATACTGCTCTCATTGATGTAATTTTCTAGGCCCTGGATATACGCAACAGCATCGAGCAGATTATCTCGCTTATGATTGTAACTTTCTCTTGAAAATTTAAGAGCTATAAGAGCCATAAACATTTCTTTACCGGTTACCTTTAAACCTGTCATGCCATTAAAGATTGAAGCAGCTCTATCCATACCTTCTGAAAAAGGACCGTAAGCTCGGTCTTTTTCTTCACTTCTATTATTTACGATTTCGTCTGCTTCTTTTAAGATACTTTTGTCGATCATATTATTCTTTAATAGTTATACTGTCTCTTTAATTTTTGTTTTCGGTTTCTTTGCTTTTTTTACAGGCTTAGGTCTTTTTATCTTAGGCGCACCGGCTGATGGGAATCTTCCATAGTTGCCCATACCATCATAGTCCATTAAGTCTCCCTGTCCATGTCTTGCATAGTAGTTTCTCATTTCTGGGTCATTTAACATCTCCTTTCTTTGAGATTTGTGACCCCATGAAACTGCTCTTAGCAATGCAATAATATAGACTATAAAAATAACAGCACCGACAATAAACATTCCTGGCGTATTCATTATTTTTTATTTTTAAATTTTCTTCTTCTCATAGCTTTTCTAGCTGCAAGTGCTCTGTAGTAGTCATTTCTTCTTTGTCTGATACAAATTGCTAAGGCTAAAATTGATGGTACCCAAATACCAACAAATATGCCTTCTAATTGATACCCTGAAAACCATAAGCCTACTGAATATAGGAATGATATAAATGATAAAAATACAGGATAGTAAAGTGTCCAATATAGTTTAAGCTTTTCCATAATTGTTTTTTATTGATTTTAAAATTAGTGTTGCTATCATTATCATAGCGGTTATATTGATTGCATTAGGATGCCAGTGTTCTCCACAAAACCCTAATGCATGGTATATAAAATCTGTCATTTTGTTTTATTTTCTAGTTTATTTTTAAAACATATTAGCAAGTCTTGCACTCCATCGTTATATGCAAACTCTGAAGGGT